TCTCTCGTCCGATCACTTAATAAGGTCGGAGCTAAGGTTTTTCTAGCAGATATGCGATACTTCCCAATTGGTCATCGTGGTGTCTATCATACTGTAAGTAATAACTTCTTTCTGAATGTTGCTCATATGCGTCGTCCTGGCACTATGATGTCAGTGATGCGTCATGAAGGATGGCACGCTGCACAAGACTGCATGGCAGGAACAATCGAGAACAACTTCATTGCTATCATTAAGAACGAAGAAGATGTTCCCGGCATGTATCAAGCAATCGCAAAGAGTGCTTACAAATTTCAACCAGAGGCAATCCCCTGGGAGAAAGAAGCATACTGGGCAGGTCACACTGAAGGTATGACCGCAGCAGCACTTGAGTCCTGTGCTGCTGGGACTATGTGGACTGATTATGAACCTACACCAATGACCCGTGAATGGTTAGTTGAAGAAGGATTTATTTCTAAATAGGATTTAGATGCTTGTAGCCAATGTCAGAAGAACTGAAAAAAGATGAAGAAAAGAAAGGACTTCTGAGTAGACTAAAAGAAGGAATGGATGACAAGGAAGAACAACTTGCTGTTCTTAGTACTTTTGTTCGCCTTGGCATTCTTGTTTGGAGTGGCGGAATACTTACATTGGCGTACATTAAACTACCCCCTGCTCTTGGAATCCCAGAGCAAAAACTGGACCCGACCTTCATAGCCAGTGTCTTCACTGGGGTTTTGGCTACTTTCGGCGTTCAAACAACTAAAAAGAATGGTGGTGGCGCAAATGGTGGAATAAGTAAAGCAGATCTTCAAAAACTTATTGATGCTGCTTCTCAGACTGCTCCATCACAAACAATTCGCATAGAACAAGCACCACTTGTATTCCAGACAAAGGATGGTGAACCTCCTGTAAAACCAACGATATAGTGCTATGTTTAAGTGGACTGCTCTTACACTAGGAACATTATTTGGTGTTGCTCATATTGGTATCTTAGGGCATCTAATGAATCGTCCTGGGATACCAGTAATCAATCCTCCAGTAGGAGACTATACATCATATTCTGTTGAGGCTGGTAGAGATGGGTATAAAATAGATTACAGTTCTAATGATCCAAAAGTGATTGAGAAGAAAAGAACAGTTGATAAAGAAAATGGATTCCTTGGTATAGGTGGAAGAACTACCGTAATTACCGATGAAGAATATACAATGGAGGGTCAGGGAGATAACTTGGGAAAGTTGAATGTGAAAAAAGAAGAGTGCATCAGGGCGGCCGGTGGAGGACAATCAACAGGAGGGATTGTCGGAGCTAGCATGGGCGCTGCTGCAGCTCCACTTCTCACTAATATACCTTACATTGGTTGGGTTGCTGCTGGGTGGATAGCAATGTTTGGTCAGAATCAAGGTGCAGAAATTGGCGGAGAACTTGCCACATCTATGATGGATTGTGACTAAGTTAGGAACTGAAAACCATTCATATGTTTGATTAAATAATTCGACTAGATATAGTAGTCGCATAAACTTATATGAAGTTTTTGTTTGCACTACTTGCTATAGTATTTTTTGCTACACCAGTTTGGGCTGTGGATGTTAAAATGGGTTTTGGAGGAGACTTAGTTTTTGAGCCGGAAGAAGTTACTATTTCTGCTGGAGAATCAATTCACTTTGTCAATAATATGTTCCCACCACATAATGTTATTGTTGAAGACCATCCTGAATTAAGTCATGAAACTCTATCAAGGTTGCCATATGAGTACTTTGAAGTTGCATTTCCAGAATCTGGTGACTATACTTACTGGTGTGGACCACGTAAAGGAGCTGGAATGATTGGTCATGTACATGTTGATTAAAACTATTTTAATTTTTGGATCAATAACAACATTAGTTGTTTGGGGATTAAATAACGCCTATCCAATCACAGGAAACCTATGAACACTATTAACACTGTTGTTTTAAATTTCACTGTATCAATTATTGATTTTCTCTATCAAGGTAGAGACTTTCAAAGATTTTGGGTTCTAGAAGAAATTGCTCGGGCACCATACTTTGCTTTCTTAAGTGTCTTACACCTAAGAGAGTCTCTAGGTTTGAGAGGCCCGCAGCATCTATACTTGATGAAAGAGCATTTTGCACAAACTCTAAATGAGACAGAGCATTTGGAATATATGGAAAGTAGGGGCGGCAATTCTTATTGGATTGATCGCTTCTTCGCTAGACATCTCGTACTTGCCTATTATTGGATCAATGTGGTTTATTATTGGTTGGCTCCTAAGTCTGCATACCATTTGTCTTATGAAATAGAAATTCATGCTGCTATTACTTATGGAAAGTATATCGCTTATAATGGTCCCGATGAAAAAATCCTTGAAATTTTAAATGATGAATTACATCATTCAAAAGAATTGCATGATGCTATGGAGATGATCAATGTCTAAGAAATGGATATGGCGTGGGGAGGAGGTCGATCCTCCCAACCACGTAACAAAAGAAGAAGTGCAGGAGATGATTGATGAAGCTGTTGATCGTGCTATTAATCAGCACAATCGCAACGCATCTATCATTAGTGCTATTCTTGGTATATGTTTCTTAGCATTATTCTCCGAAGGATTCTTCAGAGTGATAGGAATGATACCACCATTCCTGGGAATTGATGTTAACATGATGCAAGATATTATAGATAAAGTAAGAGACGAGGTTCTTCAATCTCTATCATGACTTCACATGTCCTTGATGTTATTGGAATACTGTTAGCATTAGTGTTTGCAGCAACGATGTACTATCATGGATATATGATTCTTTATCAAAAGAATGGGTACTCTCAAAAAGATGAGAGAAAAGATTCTGCAAGAATGCGGCATCGTATTGAGCAAATGTTAACTAAAAAACCATCAGAGTAAAATGACAAAGTTTATGCCAGACTTTTCACAACAAGATTATGAATTAATGATTGATGCAATAGATTATAGAAGATCTCACTATATGGTTGGTGATGCTTTCTATAATGAATTAAGTGAAATAATTGTAGAACTTCAGAGAAGAAAGTCTGGAGCCGTTGCTAGAAGACTAAATGAGAAAGCATAAAAGGTTGTTAGCAATTCAGTTGCTATGAAAAAAAACCTAGACGATAAGGAAAAGAAAAAGAGGACAGAAGAGATCAGTAAAATGATTCATCCTCATGATGATGAACCTGATCCTACTGCCCATATGGGGAATTATAATTTTCCTCAGATGCTTTTTGCTTTTTGTCTTGGTTTTGTTACCATGTTTGTCCTATCTATAAAAGAGATAGAAAACTTTAAGGGATGTCCCCTACCAGAATATTTTCAAAAAGAGGTTAAAGGATGAAAGTAGGTATTATTGGTCTCGGAAGAATGGGCGAGGGAATGTCCCGTCGAATGCTTAAGGAAGGAATTGAAACTTATGGTTATCGGAGAAATTATGCCAAAGCACAAGAAGCAGAAGACAACGGGTATATTACTGCAGCTGCAGATTCTTTGGAAAGCCTTGTTCAAGTAGTAAAAGGAGATGGTAATAGGGGTATTTTTCAACTCGTCATACCAGCAGAACTAGTAGAGGACACGATCGATGAATTATTACCACTACTTGGTATTGGAGATATTATTATTGATCATGGCAATTCCAATTTTAAGGATTCGAGCCGCAGAGCAGAGCGTCTGGAAAAATTGGGCCTCGAATATATTGATTGTGGTACTAGTGGTGGTGTTTACGGTTTGGACCGTGGATACTGTCTTATGGTTGGCGGTTCAAATATTGCAGTATCCGCTTGCTCTCCAATCTTTAGGGCACTCGCACCAGGTATCGGAGCCGCTCACCGAACTGACCCATTCTCAGAAGCAACCTCTGCTGAGTATGGTTGGTTACATTGCGGAGGTCCTGGAGCAGGTCACTTTGTGAAGATGGTTCATAATGGTATTGAATATGGTATTATGCAAGCATATGCTGAAGGTTTTAATATTCTAAAGGAAGCAAATGCGGGAACCAAATATGTCAAAGAAGGAGATGCAGAAGTTGCCCCAATGGAATTCCCTGAAAATTATATGTATGATATTGACGTTTCTGAAGTGGCTGAGTTATGGCGTCGTGGTAGCGTTGTTGGTTCTTGGTTGCTCGATCTTACCGCTGATGTACTGCGCGGCGATAGAGAGCTTAGCCAGTTCGGTGGGGGAGTTAGCGATAGTGGTGAGGGTCGTTGGACTGTTCACGCTGCTGTGGATCTTGGGGTTCCCGCTCCTGTCATTAGCACTGCACTATTTGAACGATTCGGATCAAGACGACTCGGAGAATTCGCAAACAAAGTCCTGAATGGAATGCGTTATATGTTTGGAGGACATCATGTTCGGTGAATTTCTCAAATGGATTGCAATACCGTTTGTACTGACTACGGTATATTTCGGATTAAGAAAAGGTGAAAATAACTACTACGAAACAGGCAAATACGATGGCAACGGAACCGCTCACTAAAGGAATTGTTATCTTCGGAGCAACGGGAGACCTTTGTAAGAAGAAACTTATTCCTGCACTATACAAACTGTGGAAGAAAAATCTCCTTCCATATAATTTTTCAATTACAGGTGCTTCCAGGAGGGATCCTGGTAGAGATGGTTGGTTGAAAAGTTTGGGAGAATATCCTGAAGAATTTACTAATCATCTTGATTATATTTCATGTGATTTAGATGACCCGGAAAGTCTGTATCATCTTCCAGAAACAGATGACACAACTTATTTCTTATCTGTCCCACCAGAGAGGTACGAAAATGCCATTACAAGCCTCAAAAGATCAGAACTTCTCGACGACCCAGAAACATCCCGTGTGGTTATTGAAAAACCCTTTGGGTACGATTTTGAATCTGCTAATCATCTACAGTCAGTGGTGGGCAGACATCTACGCGAAAAACAAGTATATCGCATTGACCATTATCTCGGCAAAGATACTGTTAATAATATCCTTGCCACTCGTTTTGGTAATGTATTTCTCGAACCACTATGGAATCGGGAGTACATAGAAGAAGTTCAAATTTTCGCTACCGAAACTATTGGATGTGAAGGTCGTTCACAATACTATGAAGCTGCAGGTGTTGTGAGAGATATGTTGCAGAATCATATGCTTCAGGTTCTTGCATTGATTGCAATGGAAGCCCCTTGTCGTATGGATGCAAAAGAGATTCGTAGAGAGAAAGTAAAAGTTCTCTCTGCTACAAGACTGGGTAAAAAATTGATTACTGGTCAGTATGAAGGATATAAAGATGAGCAAGGTGTGGGCCCAGAGTCAATGACACAAACCTTTGTTGCTGGTGATATTTACATTGATAACTGGAGGTGGAAAGGTGTACCATTTCACTTTATGACTGGTAAGAAGATGCCATATCAATGTGTGGAGGTTATTGTAAAACTTAAGGCACCACCTCTTGGTCTATTTGAGGGCGAAACACCTGGTCGTATTGTGATGCGTTTACAACCACATGCTCATCTTGATATTCAAATTGATGTTAAGTCTCCTGGTTTGAGTGATAGTGTAGAATTAGCTACTCTTACTCACCGATATCCAGATTGGCTTGGTGTTGATGGATACGAAAAACTTCTCTTTGACTCTATAAATGATGATCAATCACACTTTGTTCACTCTGAAGAAGTGTTAGAATCATGGAGGATTGTTGATGATCTCCTTTGTACTGGAGACTCTTGTCCTGTTAGGACTGCACCCTACATTTATAGAGAAGGTATGTGGGGCCCTTGGCTTAAAACAGAAGAAATTACTGATTGGGATTATCCAGAATGATACAACAAGCAGGTTATTTTGCACGTTGGGTCCTAAATAATCCATGGACTGTTGGAATTCTTAGTTGGTGTCTAGTATTTGTTCCAATACTGGGCATGTGGGCTGTACATAAGTATGGTTGGGAACACTGGGAACCGTTCAGTAAAAAACACAAATGAATTCAGACGAAAAAAGAGAGTTTTACAAATCTCTTAGGGAAAGAATCAAGCAACTTAGAATGGAACATTTGTTTGAAGAACCATGTCCACTTTATGAACCAGAATGGGATGACGAAGAACCAGACACTTTTATAGGTGAAAACATATGAATTATACCTTACTATTATGTCTTTCACCTTTAGTCATTATCTTTCTTTTGATGAAGTTTGTCGTATGGATTTCTGCAGTTAACTCGGAACAATCTTATGTTCGAAAAGAGCCATTTAGAAAACGAGGACCCTATGTGGTCGATGCATATGCAGATGTTGACAAAGAGGAAGAAGAGTATGGAGATCGCACAGACTATAGATGAAGTATTGTTCAGATACTATTCTGACAGGGGAATGCAAGTTCCTGAATGGAAAACAAAAAAAGATCCTGATTGGTGGACTGAGTATTTAATTAGTTTAGGAATAGACCCACAAAATCCATGAATGATTTTTTAGACAATCTAGCAAATCATCAGTACGAGAAGATGATTAAAAAAATTGAAATTGAAGATGTTGAAGTAGAGGATGATCCTAAGATAAAACTTAAGGATATGGATTCTACTTCAGAAATAAATATTGACTACGTTATTGATTTGACCGAAGAATGAATTTTGACTTAACAATGGAGGATTATACTATAATCCTTAATGCTCTTCATTATTATAAGAAAGTTGAAAAAAGAGGAAACTTTCAGCAGTATGATGATCAAAAGATTAATGCTCTGAGAGATAAGATGGCAAAGCAAATATGTCCTAGTCGTCTTAAAGATAAATAATTTTAAGTTCGGTTTTCAACACATGAAGTTAGAGGAAGCTTGTTATTCACTCAAACTAGAATGTGCTTTAAGAGAATTAGGTTTTGTGGATATTGGATGGAAATGTGTAGCACATGCAGGAATATTCTTTGTTCAACCAGTAGGAATCCCAGATGATCCAGAGGCGGATCTTCTGGGATTTTCTTTATCCATACCAAATACACATGACCACAGACGTTATAAATTAGTAGGTACAGCTAAACGAGCATTAGATATTGCTCTTGGAGTATGAATTTATTATTGAGAACACATGAAGGTTATAATGACCCAACCTGGAGTGTTATTATTGGTCTAATAATATTTCTTGCTGGAGTTACTTATTATATCGTCTATATAATGCGTATAGCTTATGATGAACTGGATTATGGGAACAATGATACCACCGAGTCGGAAGAGTTGTTACAACTTCCGAGTGACGAAAATAAATCGGGTAGTTGATGGAGACACTATTGATGTTACTATTGACCTAGGATTCGATCTTTACAAAAAAGAAAGAGTTAGAGTTGCTGGTGTTGATACGCCAGAGAAAAGGACCAGAGATAAAGAAGAAAAAGTCTTAGGGATTGATGCTACTAATTGGTTAAAAGAAAGATTAGAAGCCGCTATCAAGGGAGACGATGAACTCACAATTAGAACTGAACTTGTTGGTGGTGTGGGTAAGTATGGTCGCCTTCTTGGTTGGTTATATATTGGAGATGCAGAAACATCGTTAAATGAACTGATGATTTCTGAAGGATATGCTTGGTCCTACGATGGTGGGACTAAGAAGAAAGACTTTGAAGAACTACGTGAAATTCGCCGTGCTCATGGCACGTTACTATAATGGCACCCCCAAAAAAGAAAAGAACAATCGGTTGGCACCTTCAGAAAAGATTGGATGAAGTTGCAAAGTGGCATAAAAAAGGAATCCGCAATATTAGAAAGAAGTATAGTCTCACAGACTATAAGTTATTGTGGATAGCCTTTGGTAAAGGATTTATTATTGGCGCTATTCTATTGTAATGCCAGAGATAAGAAACATTGGAGTAAATGAAATTGGTGTTGGTAGAGTTTATATTCCACCAACTCCACGGTGGTTGACAAATCCTTCTGCAGCTACACCGATATATCCTCCTGTGACTTCACAGATAGGAACTCCTATTGTTAATATTCCCGGCTGTGTAGAAGCACATAAAGATAGTGATAAGAATCAAAATTTAAAAGCAGAAGACCCTGAGAATACAGTAACTTATTGTGATGCAGGAACTCCTACTTACTATCCTATTGATTATGATGCATCAAAACTAACAAAGAGTGATCCCAAGTGTATTGGTAAGGCCTGCAATGCTCCTAAGATTGGTCCAACAAAACCTCCAGCAGAGCCTCCGAGAGAGACACCAAAGACAGATATACCAAAAACTCCCGAAACTCAACCAGAGTGTCCGACAGAAATACAAAGATTAAAGGAACCCGTTGGCGAAGTTATTGGTGATGAGAGAGTTGTTGAACATAGATTAGTTCGAAATGGTAATACGTTTGAATGTATTACTATAAAAGAAAAGATAGATATACAGACTCAGATTGTTGAAAATATTCCTGATGCAGGAACGGTTACGGCTACCGTTGCTGTTGCAGTAACTGCGACGACTTCCGCACTCCTTGCAAAACCCCTTGCTGACCTCTTGTTAAGGTTGGTGAAACCTGTGACGAAGAAGGTCTTAGAGAAGATTGCTGTCCTAAGGGGAAAGAAGATCCCGGCACAGAGCGTATCTGCCCGCCTAGCTGAGCAGCGTCAGAGGAACCAGGCTGCGAAGTTACTTCGGTCTGCTCGACCTCTGAAGAGGAAGTAGGAATGTGGTGTCGATGTTGTTTGATATGAGTAACATCACGAACTACTACATCGGCACATACAGCATAATATGGACTCTTAGGATGAAAACTGATTCCAGCCTTCATCAATTCTCCACAATTTTTGAGACGGGCTATTTCAAAGTCTAATCTTTTATTAGCAATTAGTTGTTGCTGCATTTGTATTTGAGTCGCAGCTGCTTCTTTACATCTTTCATGTAAACCACCATCTAGTGGGAAAGATATAGTTGCTGATACGCCCAGATTTGTTGCGTAATTATCTTTTTGTCCAGTTCTTACCGGTTTATCCCAGATCACCCCGCCCGGATTGTCTGGTACACCATCTCCCTGAACTTCCATGACAGTGATGGGCATGTCGGCACCGTCATCATATGCTCTTACTTCATTACCAAAAGTATCAGTATATGTTTGATCGTTATACCATGACTCCCATGGCCAGTTTTTTACAGTTCTTGTAACCTCAACGACTCTTCCTTCGAAGTCTCTACCATCGTATTGGGGTTCATAATAATGTGACTCATAGGGGTCTTTGTACCCTCTTGAATGAGTTATGAATGGAGTTATATTGGCGGTTGGTCCTTGACAAGCAACGCCTCCGCCGTATTGGTTTGTGATATATGGTCCTTGTAGGACCTGAATGGCTTGGTTAGTTACCGAGCCTGAACTATTTGCGATTGGATTTGCTGTCGCACTTACACCCCCTACAGATTCCGCCAGTGTGGCAGGGGCAGTCGCAAGTTGAGTTAGACATAGGATTATTGGGTAAAGATACTTGTTGTGTCGGTTACGCTTGTAACTTCTGTTATCCTTTGAATCACAGTTTGATTGGCCACGCCAGGCCCTTGATATGTTTGGGTAAACTGAAACGCTTCTCCTGGGTTCGTGATCTTGAAGTTCATATTGTTCAGATCCGCTGAAGAATTTGTGCTCGTGATTGTTCCCTCTGTCGCTCCTAGAGGATTCACAGTCACCGAACCCGTGGTATTTCCTGGATTTAAATTTTCTCCATTGTTGTCTACATTTGATCCAGTTACCGAGTATTGCCATCCTGTATTATAATCAATTGAATTAATAGTTTCAGTCACTTTCGATGTTGTCTCTGTGTGGCTTGTCATTGAGCCTTGTGTAAAGTTTGGGACCACAGGGACCGCCAGGGCAGCTGCAGGTATGGCACTTACAACCGCCGCACTTACTACAGTAGACAATAAGGTCTTTCCAATATTCATCTTTGAGACCCTCCATTATTTATCAGTCAACCGTAATCTCAGTTACGAATTGGCCGATAGCTGAAGTTCCAGCTCCACCTGCACTCAAATCACTCACGCCATGACCAGCAGTGATAGTTCCTCCCAATTGGGCAGAATAATCATAAGTGGTGTTTCCATCAGCATCTGTTCCTGTGGCTACATCAACAGTTTGAATACCACCAGCAGTTGAAGTCTGATTGGAATAAGGATGAACAGCTCCTACACTAAGACTATCATCAGAAGTGCTATAGATCGAATCTCCTACAGTTGCTGTTTCTGTAAATGAGAATGAAGTTGCACCAGATGTTACATCGTAACTTCCTTCGGAGAATACTGCTACTCCATCAGCATCAATATCGGTCATTCCACCAAATGTACTAACATCTATGTTAGTTCCACTAACAGAATAACTGTTACCCATTCTTTCGACCTGTGTAGCTGCTGCGTCTACGTTCAATTGAACGCTCGTAGACATTCTTGATGTAATATCGGCATGTGCTGGTGCCGTCATCAGTAACATTCCAAAAGCAACAAATGCTTTTTTCATCTAGTTTGACAAAGAGAACAACTTTATTTAGGAAAATGTATTTTGAAACGGTTGCTACCGTCACTAAAAATTTTTTTGATATGGCCCTTGACGGGTTCGGGGAACCGTAGTATTATAAATAAGTCAGCAAGTTAAGAAACCAAAACATTTCTTAATAAGTTGTAACACCCTTTAAACCGAGACCTCTAGGGTGTATAAAAACGTCTCTAATACCTTCACCTGAGGGTGGTGAAGGAATATTCATACTAGTGTTCCCCGCACTCATAACTAACCCTTTTTCAAAATGGCTTCAACTCTTTCAAGACAACAATCACAATCCACCTGGGATAATTTCTGCGAGTGGGTAACTTCTACCAATAACCGTCTCTATGTCGGTTGGTTCGGCGTTCTGATGATTCCAACTCTGTTGGCAGCAACTATCTGCTTCATCGTCGCCTTCAT